ACCCACCAACCGGAGGAGGCGGCGCAGCCGTGGGCCGTCTTCGCCTGACCCGCCGCCGCCGCGCCCTGCTCGGCTTCGCCGTCGGCTGCGCCCTGGTCGTGGCCGGCACGTGGGTGTGGCTCGGCGTCGCGGGCGGACTCATCGCCGCCGGGGTCATCACCGCCGCCTCGTTCCTGACGCTCAGCGATGTGGAGGAGGGTACGCGTGAACCTCCTGCAGTCGCTGTCTCGCCGCAGCGCTTCAACGATCCGACGCTATGACGGGGTCGACTTCGCCGGCTTTGACCCGCTGGACTTCTCGTGGACGTTCGGCGGCAACACGTACGCCGGCTGGCCGGGGATGGCCGGGGCGAAGGCGGAGCGGATCGAGTCGAACTTCCTGGGCATGGTCCAGGGCGCGTACAAGCGCAACTCGATCGTGTTCGCGTGCATGCGGGCCCGGCTCTCGGTGTTCTCCGAGGGCCGCTTCGCCTACCGCAAGCAGGCCCCGAACGGCCGGCTGGGCGAGTATTTCGGCGACTCCACGGACCGGCGCACAGTTGGCTCTAGTGGGCTGAATCTGCTGCAGAACCCGTGGCCAAACGCGACCACCGGCGACCTTTTGACGCGCATGTTGCAGGATGCGGACCTGGCCGGGAACGCGTTCTGGACGATCCGCAACGGCTCGCTGCGCCGGATGCGCCCAGACTGGGTGACGATCGTCATGGGTTCGCGCGAGGACCCGAGCATGCTGCCCGACGACCTGGACGCGGAACTGCTGGGCTACGGCTACTGGCCGGGCGGGTTCTCCTCCAAGGAGGGCCCGATCTACCTGCCGGCCGACGAGGTGGCGCATTTCGCGCCGACGCCGGACCCGATCGCCCACTACCGCGGCATGTCGTGGATCACTCCAGTTATCCGTGAGATCCAGGCCGACACCGCGGCCACCGTGCACAAGTTGGCGTTCTTCGAGAACGGCGCAACCCTGCAGACGATCGTGTCCTTCAAGGACATGAAGCAGGAGGTCTTCGAGGCGTTCGTCAAGAAGATGGACCTGGCCCACAAGGGCGCCCAGAACGCGTACAAGACCCTGTACCTGGGCGGCGGGGCTGACGCGACGGTGGTCGGGTCGAACCTGCAGCAGTTGGACTTCAAGGTTGTGCAGGGCGCGGGCGAGACGCGCATCGCCGCGGCGGCCGGTGTGCACACGGTCATCGTGGGCCTGTCGGAGGGCTTGCAGGGTTCTTCGCTGAACGCGGGCAACTTCGGCCAGGCTCGTCGCCAGTTCTCCGAGGGCACGCTGTCGACCCTGTGGCGCAACGTGTCCTCGTCGCTGGCCACGTTGGTGCCGCCGCCGTCGGGTGCGGAGCTCGTCATTGATACGAGGGATATTCCGTTCCTGCGGGAGGACGCGAAGGACGCGGCGGAGATCGCGCAGATCGAGGCGTCAACGATCGTCTCGCTCGGTGCGGGTGGGTACAAGCGGCCGTCGATCATCGCCGCGGTGGTGGCGCGGGACATGACGCTGCTCGAGGAAGACCCGAACTGGATCACGGTGCAGTTGCAGGCCGCGGCGGGCGGTTCGGCGGCAGCCGGGGCGAAGCCGCAGGTTCCACCGGCACCTGCGCCGAGCAACGGGAAGACCCCTGCTGTAGCGGCGTCCTGATGTACGCCTCGACGATCCCGGCCGGGTGTGACCGCAGGGTGCACGAAATGATCGCCCGTAAGTTCAACCCGGATGAGCCGCGTGACTTTCACGGCCGGTGGTCGCTCGCCGGCCACGTCATTCACGCACTCAAGGCGATGGGTGGCGAGCAGGGCGGCGCGCACTTCGATAACGGGGCCTACTTCGACTGGTCCCACTACGACCCCAAGCGCAACGGTGGGACCTACGAGTTCGAAGTTGGCGACGAAGAGGACGGCGTCAGTTTCGAGGCGAGCGACTATGACATGGAGAACCTGCTCAACCGGCTGACTGCGACCCAGATGCGGGACCGGCCACACCCTGGCCAGTCTGCGACGGCCACCGCCATGGCCCACTTGGGCGGCGGGGACGCCTACACGTTCGACGAGAGCAACGGCTACCTGGACTGGTCGGAGCGAACTCCCGACGGGGGCTATGCGTTCTCCGCCGAGGACCCGGACGGCTCTGGCGGCAGTGTTGCGTTTGACCTAACGCCGGCCGAGTTCGACAAGCTGATCGCGTCGCTGGCGTTGTCAACGCAGACGCGCGAGGCCGTCGGCGGGACTGCCCGCTCGCAGTTCCTCGGCGAGCCGGTCGAGCCCGAGACGCTCGACGACGACGAGACGGCTGAGGCGATCCTCGCCGGCATCGACGCGTTCGTGGACACCACCGACGACGACGGTTGGGTGGAGCGCCGGTTCAACCCGGACGAGCTGCGCGACCCGCACGGCCGGTGGACCCGCAGCATCGGCGGCCGGATCGCGAAGGCGTTGGAGGAGTGGTCGAAGGGCAACGGGCCGGACGACCCGTTCACCCTCGACGGGAAGCCGGTCGAGCGCGAGCCGTTGCGTAAGGTCGCTGTCGCCCGCGGCATCGAACTGAAGCGCGGCGCGACCCGGGACGAGATCGCGGCCGCGTTGAAGGACGACATCCGCGGCGAGGTGAAGACCCGCAAGGCGGAGGTGCCGCACCTTCCCGGCGCCCCGAAGGACCACCGCCGGTTCACCATCCAGCACGCCGGCACCGCCACCGACGTCGGCATCTTCGGCAACCCGTCCACCGGGAAGCTGTCGCTGTACCGGGAGTCGGACACCGGTAAGCGCACCGGGCGGGCCATCAAGTCGTTCGACGACATGGGCGCGCTGGAGTCGTGGGCGCGGGACAACGGGCACACGGAGTTGGCGGACTACGCCAAGGCGGAGCAGGCGAAGACCGGGGCGCCAAGCGCGCCGCCGCCGCCGCCGCCGGGCGCATTGCCTGCACCGCGAGGGAAGAAGATGTCGCCCGATGACGTCTTCAACGATTCCCCATTGGGCGATCCCGGAACGCCCGTCTCGGTGGCCCGCAAGGACGGGATCGACTACCGCCTCGTGATCTCCAAGCGCGACGGGTACGAGATGGAGCAGTACGATCCGTCGACTTCGACCTGGGTGGCGACTGGCGAGAGGGTCACCAAGGCCGAACGTTTGCCGGACATGCAATGGCACCGGCCCACCAACGCCGCCGGGGCGCCGAGCGCACCGGCAGCGAAGAAGGCAGACCCCGCCGCCATCCTCTCCTCTTTGCCCGCCGACCTGACCCCCGCACAGAAGCGGGCCCGGTTGCGTAGCCGGGGTGTGCCGAAGGAGCAGATCGACGCGCTGGTGCCGCTGGCGCCGCGGAAGGCCGCATCGAAGGCAGCGCCAGCAAAGCGAGCACCAGCGAAGGTCGCAGCGCCTAAGGTCGCCGCCGTCGACGAGGCTGTTGCACTCAAGGGCAGCCCCCAGGGCGACAACATGCGCATGCACGGCGACTCGGTCACGATGGGCCTCGCCCAGGCGTACGCGGCGGCCGGCCGCAACGGTTCGGCCAACCGCATGATGGATCTGCGTCGTCGTGCGACCACGTCTGGACCGGACGGAATCACACCCCAGGCAGTCGTGGACGAATTGCGCGCGATGCACGACCAGGAACAGGACCCCAAGTTCAAGGCCAAACTCGCCAGCGCCATCGAAGCGGTGGACGCACCTGCGCGCCCGGTGCCGGACCTGCCGGCTAACGCGCCGCCGCATGCACTCAAGTTGATCCAGGATCTCAACGCCATCCCGTACGCGCGCAAGGGCGACCGCGAGCGGGCGGGCATCGGGTCGATTCGGGGCCCGTCACTGGTCGAGCAGGTAGCCGAGGTCTATCGCGACGCGGCGGCCGGGCGGCGTGACGAGTCTGGGCGCAACCCCATCGACCGGATCCGGAACATCCTCCGCAACCAAACTCACGAGAGCAATGAAGCAGCATTCCGACTGTGGGCCATGGCCGACGCGCTGGAGCACACCGACGGGCCGAACGGTCGCGAGCCCAGCCCGCTAACGAAGGAATTGCGGGCGTGGGAGCGTGGACAACTTCCGACTGTCAAGGCCGCCGCTCGCTCCCGCGAACTCGACCTGCTCGGCGTCACCCGCGCCCTCGGCCACGACGACCTGATCCGATCCGAAGAGGACGAGGCCGTTTTCGTCGACGACCTCGAGGACGACGACACCTACGACGACGAGCCGAGCCCGCTCGAGCTCGAAGCCATGGCGGCCGAGGATCCGGACGACGACGTCGAGCGCGCCGCTGGCCACGACGTCACACCCGGGCATGACGAGCTGCACCACTACTGGACGCGCGGCGAAGGTCTGGCGAAAT